TTGTTGGTCATAAAAGTTTGGCCTCAATGCAAAGGTATCAACATATTTCTAATGCAACTGCAATGAAAGACGCAGACGCAATCGGAAATATTTTAATTAAAGGAGATAAAATTTAGTCTCATAATCTGAGTATTTAATTAGAACTATTCTAAATACGGATAATGAGTATTTATATTGGGTATGTTAATCGTATTAAAAGAATTTCAAAATAAATTAGCGGATAAATCAGATCCTAATCATACGTTTTACTTTAGAACGAAACTACACGTCTTTTTAGTAAACTATTTATTTTTGAATATGCTTGATGAAAACGAAATAAACTTTGTAAAAATATTCGATAACGTTCCAAGAAGGATAGGCGCAAGATCTACAATCTTTGAAGTATTACAAGAAGGATTAGATTGCGGTTATTTCATAAAAAAAAATATTGAGGGAGATAAAAGAAAAAGGATCTATTCTCTTTCGCCAGATTATTATGATTTTATAAAGACGCTCTGGAACGTTGAAGATGAAAAAAAAGTATTATCGCACTAGCAACGATTTTGAAAATTATTGGTGGATCAATTCAAGTCTAATGGAGATCTCTTCTCCAGAGATAAATATTTCAGTAGCAAATCAATTTAGATCTTATGGCCCATTAAAGGCCTCAGTATGGTTTTGGTTTAGACAAAAAGTAGTATCTCGGACAGATCTTGCGGCCAGGGATAAACTATGCGCCTGGGCGATTTGTGAGCGTTTTAAGGGCCAATCCTTCTCAACCTGGGATAGTCTTACATATATAGGAAAAATGACGGGAACGAGCCGTAAAACGGTTTCTAAGGCCATACAAAAATTAATAGAAAAAGAATTGATAGTTATTGCCATTGAAGGCAAGGAGAGGAAGGGTGTGCGTACTTTGCCCCAGGCGCATATAAAAAAACATTTCTTGTTATGCGGCCTCAATCAGATCTTGGCCCAGGAGATAAATAAAAATGATAAACAAAAAGTCGGGCCTTGAGGCCGTATCGGATACCTTGATTGGATTGTGCGTAAACTTTCCTCTGGGTTTTTTAGTCTTAGTAGTTTGTTCTTACTTTACTACTAACTTGTTAATTATTAGTGCGACACAAACTGTCGTTCTAACTTGTACTGCAATTCTTAGAAGATATTTAACAAGGGAGTTTTTTAGAATTAAGATCAATGCAAAGTGAAAAATATTTTAAGGCCAAGCAAGAACTTGAATATCTTTTACAAGTGCAGAAGTATTTAGATAAACAAGGAAAATTAAACAAGCAGAAAATAAGAAGATTGCAAAGAAAAATAAATCGTCTTTCATCCGATTAACTTTTTGCCGTTTGGATCTCTTTTGTAATTGTTTTCTAATTCAAGATCTATGTAATGCTTTGCTTTCAAAAGATCCTTAACTTTATCCTCTTCGGATCCTTTGTTTCTTGAAACGTATTTGACTACATTGCCTAAACAGTAAGACAAATTATTAGCCAGGATGTATTTTAATGGAGACATTGCTAACTCTTTGTAATGAGATCCACCGATTTGGATCTCACTTGCTTTTTTACTCATAATTAAGATCCTAAGATAGAGCCAGGCAAAGACTTAGGGGGGGATGTGTATAGGAGAAATATCACTATGAAAACGCTTTGCCTGGCAAATGATTAACTATCTTTAAATGATTATTCACAAATCAATTATAAGAAAGTTTGTTATTCAAGTACATAATTCAAACTCATAAAAAAAAGTTTTATAGCGACAAATTCTGTCGCAAGGTTGACGAAGAATACCGAACTAAAAGATAATAGGGTTTCATATGGAGAGATATAACTTATGCAGAAATTACTCAATACGAGAGAGGTAGCAGATCTCCTTGGGATCTCGCCCAATACCTTGGATATTTGGCGTACAAAAAATCGTGGCCCAAGATTTATAAAGGTTGGCCGATACGTTCGTTATCAACAAACAGATCTGGAAAACTTTATAAAGGACAACAAACGTGGGCCTAGCGATACAGAAAATTAAGGAAATAGAAATGCCCGAAACTCACGCAATTTGTTCCCCGTCAAGTTATGATCGTTGGCATAAATGCCCGGCCTCCGCCAAAATAAATGCAACTGCAATCCAGGAGCCAAGTTATCCCGCAACCGAGGGAACAGTCATTCACGAAGTAGCAGAAACAGATCTCAAAGAATTAATCAAAGGCGTTAGCCTGGAAGATTATTGGTTAGATAGAACGGTCAATAAATATGGTATTGACGTCGTAGTCACTCAAGATCTAATTGATTGCGCGAAGTTTTATGTAGCTTATTGCAATGATCGTACAAAAGAACTCCAGGCAACTAGACTTATCGAGGAACAACTAGAACTCACAGAATTACACGAAGCCATATGGGGTACGGCCGATTGTTTATTAATAGCAGATAAAAAAATAGATAATCTCATAGAGGTTATAGATTTTAAATCTGGATCCTGGCCCGTCACTATGCCAAGCAATCAATTAAAAATTTATGGCCTTATGGCTTTATCAAGATACGGCGACGAAGATACAAAAGTTTTAATGACTATCGTACAACCTAGAATTAGGGGTAATAAGTCAAAAATAAATTCTTATCAAATGAACGCGGAGGAATTAGTAGATTGGGGATACCAAGATCTAAAGAAGGCCGCCGAACTTTGTTTTGAGGATCCTCCGGTTTTCAAGGCCGGAGATTGGTGTCGCTTTTGTTCTTTTAAAAATGATTGCGATAAATTTCAACAACTAGAACTTAGGAGTAAGTTATGAATGAAAATCCGAAGTTTAGTAAGTCCTGGGATGAGCCGTGTTTGACACGATCAGAAGAGGACGGATCTAAAATCGAATGGTACGAAAGAGATCTCAATGAGGACGCTTTAGTCGTCGTTGAAAAAATCTTGAAGTCCATTGCAGAGCGAAACGAGATCAATGCAAAATTTGAACAAGCAAAGATTATCGTTCAATCAGTAGTAAATATGGAGGATCTCCAGGTAATGCTATTGGATAAACTTGTGAGCCTGGCCCCAGGTAAAAAAATTATCAACGGCCAGGGAACAATGGAAGTGACAAAAAACGTTAAACCAATCAATAAGGAGGTAGATAAGTAATGTCATTAAAAAATATTTTAACTAAAACGCTTTTTAAAATGCCGAGGTTTTTGATCTACGGATCCGCCGGTATTGGAAAATCATCTTTTGGAGCGTCTATGGAGAAACCAATTTTTGCTCTCCTGGAGGACGGCCTAGGCACGATACAAGTGCCTCATTTTCCGGTAGCGAAATCTTGGGAAGAGTTTAAAGACAATCTGCTTTCATTATTGGAAGAAGATCACGATTACAAAAGTTTAGTAATTGATAGCGTCGATTGGCTTGAGCCTTTGATATGGGCGCACGTCTGCAAAAAAAATGGGTACTCCTCGATCGAGTCGCCAGGCTACGGGAAAGGTTATGTAGCCGCTCTAGAAACCTGGAGAGAATACATTGCTTTACTTGCCAGGCTAAGAGAGGAAAAACAAATGGTCATATGTCAAATAGCGCATACGATCATTAAACGTTTCGAGGATCCGGAAACGGAGGCCTACGATCGCTACTCTATAAAATTACACCAGAAGGCCGCAGATTTACTTTTAGAAAATTCGGACATTGTACTTTTTATGACTTACAAAAAAGGTACGGCCAAAACTCAAGGTAAGGGCGGTAGTACGGTTAAGGTTGTTCAAGGCGATAGAACTATCTTTACCGAGGAGACTTCACACTTCCTGGCAAAAAATAGATATCAACTACCAAAAGAAATGCCGTTTGATTACGACGCTATCCGAAAAAAAATAAAGGAAAATATAAAAGGATCTGCAAATGGAAAAGAAACCGATTGAGATCCCTTCCTGGAGCAACGTAAAAAAACGATATTCAGAAATAGATCCAAGACTAGATCCTAAAACGGATCTAGAGGATCGTTTAAAGGCTTTGTCTATTTATCTTGGTAAATGGATAGAGATAAACGGAAAATTTGATGAAGATCTCCCGTATGGTTATGTAGATCAAATGCACGATCTTTTAATTACGGTAGATGATTTCATTGATTGGGCCGAGGATTATACGACGTATGATCCCGGATAAACTTAACTAATCTAAGGAGTACAATATGGAAATACCATACACTTTTGACGATAACGAGAAACCAGATCTCGATAATAATTCTGGATCTAAGTTAAAACCTGGGCGATACAATATTGAATTTGTACGCGTAGCTAATAGCGAAGATAAAGCCGAGACTATCGAATTCAACGGTAAAACGATAGAAGGAGTAGTCACGGGAAAGAATGATTGGAAGGGGCAAAAATTGATGTTTTCAGTTTTAGACACTCCAATCAAACAACTGCAATCGGTAATCCTAGTCTTTGATTATGACGCCTCTCGTACTTACGAGGACGGAAATTCAATGAGAGACAATATGATTAAAAATGGCCAGACTTTATTTAAAAAGTTATGTCATTGCGCCGGAGCAGATCTATCTCTGAAAAGCCTGGTTGGCCGCAAATTATCTTGTGAATTTATTGAAGATGAAAACGGCTATCTAAAAATGGATCCTGGCAACAAAGGAGATAATTTTGGGATATTTGAAATGGAGGCCCAGGAGCCTAAAACAGAAAAGGTTGAGGATAAAGCAGATCCAAAACCGGAAAGTTTAGACGACGAAATTCCATTTTAGGAGAATGTCATTTCCCTACGATAAGAGGCCCTCGCTTTGCGGTTATTGTTTGGCCCCAGGGCGAGGGTTTTATCTGGAGTATGACAGAAGAATATATGCGGGATGTAAAATGGATCACTTGGAAAAGATCAGAGAGAGACTACTACAACAAAAATCATTAGGTATTAAAGCGACAAGCAATCCCCAGGCAACTAAGTACGCTATGGGAGAGATCAAAAAATTATATTTAGAGATCTCAGATAAGCATAAAACTTTCGCTATGCACGAATGGTCGCAAGAAGATAGAGATCGTTTTTTTAATTTATTTGCCTCCCATTATTTAAGTTTTGAGAGCGAGGTAGCCGATAAAGGTATGCCTCCTATGGGAAAGTAAATGGACATAAAAGATATTTATCCAGATCTAACGGCCGATAAAAATTTTACATACAGTCACGAATTAAAAACCGTTGCAGATCTAATTAATAAAATGGAAGGCGACGGCCTGGTTGTTGGATCCTCCGTTGATATGAGCGGATCTTTAGTACGCGTTCCGGTAAAAGCAACGTCAACCGTGCGTCCAGATAAAGGTACTGAGAAGAGCGGTTGGTACTTTATCTATGATAATGGCAACGGAAATTTTTTTGCACAATATGGGAATTGGAGAACGGGAGATACTCATAAATTTTCGAGCGCAAGTTTTGATGATTATGATCCTCAAGAACAAATAAGGATCCGCCAGGAAATAGAAAAACTACAAGAACAAGAAAAAGCCAGGAGAAAAGAAAATCAAGATGAAGTCGCCATACAATGCGAGAAAAGGTACAACTCTTTTGACGAAGATCCAACGGATCATATGTACCTTAAAAATAAAAAAATTAAGGCCTATGGAATAAAAGCATTTAGAGACAAGATAGTAGTACCGGCTTACGACACTAGAGATCCTGGCCATAAGATCACAACGTTGCAATATATAGATCCAAAAGGATCTAAAAGATTTACAAGCGGCGGCCTGGTAAAAGGATCTATTTTTAATATTGGTTTTAATCTGAATGAGATCTCAAACTTAAAAAAAATATTTGTCTGCGAAGGCTATGCGACGGCCGCGTCAATTTATTTAGCTACGGGCCTTCCGGTTATTTGTGTTTTCTCTGCTAACTTTTGCCTGGAGGCTTTAACAAATTTACGAAGATCTACAAATGCAGAATTTATCCTGGCCCTGGATAATGACAAAACCGGAGTAGGCCAGGAGCAAACAGAAAAGATCATAGCGGCCGTTCATAATTGTAGATCTAAGATCCCAGAGCAAGTAGGCCAGGATTACAACGACGTTCACGTCGAGCAAGGGATTGAGGAAGTTAGACGACAACTTTTGATCTCTTCATTTAATTTAAAGCAATACAGTATTAGGAGCCTGGATAATAATCCTCCCAAAAGAGAATGGATTGTAGAAAATATTATTGAGAGCGGTAAGAACGGGGTACTTGCGTCAATCGGAGGCGTAGGCAAGAGTTTTTCTGTTTTAAGCCTGGCAAAGTCTATCAGTAGCGGATCTGGTTTTTTTATGGGCCACGCTATTAGTAAAAAAGGAAATGTCCTGGTTATATCCGCAGAGGATACAATCGACGAGATCCATAGACGATTAGCAATCATAGATCCAGAGGGCCATAGATTTAATTCTGTTTATGATGTTTATGTTATGAGCGTTTCTGAAATGGGTAGGCCAATAACATTAATTAAAAATGACAATGTAAACGGCCTACATATCACAAAACAAGCCTATGATCTTATGGATAGTATGGAGACGATACCTAATCTAGAAATGGTTATCTTTGATCCTATCCAGGCTTTTTTAGGAGCGGAAACAAACTCCAACGAAGTAGGCCAACTGTATTCGCAATATTGTCAAATGATCGCAACAAAATTTAATACCGGCGTTTTAAGTGTCCACCATATGTCTAAGCAAGGCCTGGTATCAACCGACGATAGTATGACGGCCAGGCAATCGATTAGGGGCGCCTCGAGCATTATCGATAGCAGTAGATATTGTATTGCGTTCTTCCTATGCGACGAAGATCCGGCCCAGGAAGTTTGTATGAAACAAGGGATCCCATATAACCGCCTGGCCGTAATCCGTGCGGCCGTAGTAAAAGCAAATTCCGAGGCCGATATGCAGATCAAAACAATGGTAAGGAGAAACGGTGTCCTGGAGGTTGTAGCAGAAGATCGAGAGATTTCCTGGACGTAATAAAAATAATAATTTTTATAATAATAAAATCTTAGAACTTTTAGGTAGTGCCGCCTCGCTTTTCGATAGTCGTACTATAATAGATTTGTGTTTAACTAAACGGCCAATGGCCAGGAGACAATATGACTAAACGCAAAATATATGAAGTACCTAGAGATCAAGGTATTTTTAGGGGCAACGATAAACCTACGCCTTTGGCTTTGTTTATGGAGCGCGTAAATGATAAGAAGATCTCGGATCCCGAGACAATTCATTTCTTAGAACAACATTTCGTCCTAATGGATCGATACATTGCAGAGCATAAAGGCTTTGAATGGCGCCTTCCATTTCGCGGCGAAGGATCTCCCTCGATCGGCAATATGTCATTTTCGACAAACGCTATCATTT